CTTGATAGATAATGAGCTAGATGTGTCTGACTAAATACATCAGTAAAGACCATCCCTGTCATACCATATCTCAAAGCTTTCATCTTAGACATATCTAACATAGCTTTAGCCATGTCATATTGATATACTCTACCAAAATTATTTTCAGCTTCCCATACTGGTCTCATGTCTGCCATTATTTCCCAAGTCTTATCTTCTTTGAATACAAAATCTTTACGATAAGCTTTGGTCATAAACTCAGGATCTCTATTAGCTTTCTTCATCATAGTGAATGCATTATGTAATGCTCTCCTGTTTGTCTCAAAGACAGCACCATTGAAATACATTGTTCTTTTGAATCCTTCAAAGTCATCAGCAAAACCAAGTATACCATGACCTAGTATACCAGTAATAGGTTTTAGGATAAGTTGTGAAGTATTACCTACTCCAGCTCTGAATGCAGATATACCAGATAATACATTATTATATATTAC